GGCTTACTACGAAAACCTTCCAGTGCTAAGTCTTCTGGTCTAGACTTAAATAATCCTGCTGTGCGTGTTGCAAAACAAATGCAAGTTATTAGAAAATATAGGAATGAAATTAATGGCACTTCTGACTGATGAACCCATCTTTGACCGCCCTATTCCGGGACAATCTCTTACTGCAGAACTAGGCGGTAGGCCGTGGCAAAATCCACCTCAGTATAGTACTATAGATGAGGTAATGGATTTTTATATGGAGCGTATGTCTTCAGAAGAATTTATGCTGCAAGCTATAGACATACTAGAAATGGGTGTACCTGTAACAACACTAGCTAATACAATTCAAATGGCAAGTGTTATGGAAGGTGTACATACTTTAGATGTTAGTATGCTTGCTCTTCCATTAATAATGGAAATGCTCATGCTGCTTGGTGATAGTGCAAACATAGAATATGACACAGGCTTAGAGGATAAAAATCCTAAGACTAGAGATACTTTACTTACTAAGCTTGCCTTGCAGTATCAAGATGTAATAGATGAAGCTGACTTAGCACCTAATGTAAATGAAGATGAAGAAGAGACACAAGAAGAAGTTAAAGAAGAGCCTTCTGGCTTGATGTCAAGGAGAGACTAATGGGATTATTTGGCGGTTCATTTGCTACAGGTTTAGCAACAGGTTTAGCAACCTCAGTAGGGGAAGCAATATCAGATGACAGAAGTAGAAGAGAAGCTAGGCTTGATAAGCTTAGAACATTCTACGAAACTCGTCAGGTTCAAGAACAAGATAGAGCTAAAGCAGAAGATGACAGAACACGAAAACATCTTGAGAGATTGAAGCGTGAAGCAGGCGTAAGTGCGGCAGAAGTCGTTGCAATGTACAAAGGTCTTGGTGGCACTAACGATGCATTAGATAATCATTTTAATATAGTAGACCAAAATAAAGCTCTTGGAGGAACTACATTTAGCTATACAGACATGTTGAAAAACAGTGGCATAGACTTTTCTCAGTACGGTAACTTTACTATGCAAGATGCCTTTGATAATTTTAAGTACGAGATTTCTGACGTTGATGTTAATTATAAAGAAGCACCCGGCTTTCTATCCGCTATTGGTCTTGGTCAAGATGAGGATAAAATTAGCGCATCTATAGCAGAAGGTGCACGAGGACTTGTACCTAGTGTGTCACGTAAAGATTCCGGCATTGGGTCTATGACTGTACCGGAAGGTTTTTATGGACAAACTATGCAGGCACAAAAAGCTAAAAGAGAATTAATCATAACGGATGTAAAAGACAGAGTGGGTGCAATGCAAGATGCATTAAGTGTCGCAAAAGATAAGTTAGCAGCAGTCATAGAGAATAAAGATAAGCTTACTGGAGAAGCACTTAAAAAGGCCCAAGAACAGGCTAAGAGAGATGTAACAAGAGCGCAGAAAAAGTTGGAGGAAGAGAAAAACCTTTATGCATGGATGGAGTCCACAGACTTATCTGCTGCTGAACTGGTAAGTTTAACAGCTAGACGAGACGGGTATCGCCAAGAAAAAAATGCTCTACTGAGTGAGGCCGGGATAAATGTTAAGGGAGAAGGCATGACTACTACCGCTACGGTAATGGAAAAGTATAAATACACTGACCCTAAATCGGGACAAGAAATAGTAGTTCCAAAAGGTACGAAGATTAGTGGGGCCGCTGCCGTAGAATATAAGGAGAAGAAAATTGATGAGTTTAACCGCAAATACACAATAAATAATCTCGTAGATTCCAATGGTAATTTTATTGAGCGTACTGCTAGACTTATGTTTACAGACACAGGTGGGCTAGGGCTTATACCATACAACACTTATGTAGATATTGTAGCAGAGGGGGGTGAAGGCCCAACTGAAGTGACACCTGGAGTGACACCTGGAGTGACACCTGGAGTGACACCTGGAGTGACACCTGGAGTGACACCTGAAGTGACACCTGAAGTGACACCTGAAGTCTCAGCAGAGAAAATGAAACAGACACGTGAAGCACTAGCGAATTTAATACAAACTAACTATGCCAGTCAAGTACCTACTGAAGAGGAATTTGGGAATATTAAAAATATTTTGCTAGGTTTAGGAACACCTGAGTCAACTGTCACAGCGGCTATAGCAAGTTATAAAGAAAGAGAAACATATAATAGCATGAGTGATGAAGACAAAAGGGCCTATACGGACACTGCTTTTGCTGAGTTTATTACACCAACAGAAGAAGGTGTTTCGCCTCTGGCAATGAACAAAGTTGTTATGGACCTTGTTGAAAAAGCGAAAAAGGAAAATGTTTCTTTCCGTGAAACGTCAGACGCTGCGATAAAAACACTTAATGAATTTTTAATAACTAAACTAAATCTGACTGAAAAAGAGGTAGCGGCTATTAGAATGAATGCTAGGTATAATGCCATGCGAAGAAGTATTTTAGATGAGATTATCCGCAGTGTGGATGAAAGTAAGGCTGTTGCCTTAGAAAAACAACGACAAGAAGAAAACAAGCTGAAGCAAGAGCAGGACGATGCGAGACGAACTGTAATATAATTGTTGTTAGACTACTATTGAAATAAATTTTATGGCAAGAAATATGGCACAAGATAAAACTAAGTTATCTGATGAAGAAGTATTGACTAATTATTTCAGTACTCTAGATACTCCGGACGTTACTGCTGACCCGGATACTCCGGACGTTACTGCTGACCCGGATACTCCGGACGTTACAGATAAAACTAAGTTATCTGATGAAGAAGTATTGACTAATTATTTCAGTACTCTAGATACTCCGGACGGTACTGATACATCTGATGTTACTGATACATCGGATAATTCTGACGAAGAAGAAGATGATACTATACAGTTTCAAGAATTAGCAGATGATGAAACTTATATGAATGTTCTTCGCAAGTATGGTCAAGACAATAAAAATAGTATGGGTGTACAGAAAGAAGATGAAAGCAATCTAGATTACGTAAAGCGTTTCTTGCATCATACAAGAGAGTTTGAATGGAACGTAATAGACTTAGGGCAACAAGTAGACTATCTTAGAACTGCTGATTCCAAGAAACGAGAAGACTTTGGTTATCTATATAATCAAATAGAAAAGGTTCCTGCCTTTTATGAAGACGGTGGAACGGGAACACTAAATGCTATTAAAGAATTTGGTGGTGCTATTTTATTTGACCCTTTTAGTTATCTTGGTTTTGGGGCAAGCTTTGTCGCCAGAAAGATGGCTTCTCGTGCTATACAAAAAGTTTTTATAGAGAAGGGTAAAGATGCTGCAATGAAAGAGGCAGCAAAATACACTTTTAAAAACCAACTTAAGACAACCGCAGGCCGTACTGAAGCTGCCGGGTATGCTTTGGAAGCAGGTTTAGGTTCTGTGATGAATCTACAAGAACAAGAAATAGACATGCTTTCTAAAAAAGTAGGCTTTGACGGTCAGGAAGTTCCGGAAGACTATGATTATGCAGCGGCTATATCAGCAGGGGGTATTGGTTTAGCACTTGGTGCTCTTGGCCTCGTGTCTGGAAAAACAATTGGTGGCGGTAGAAGCACAGATGCTATTGTTAAAAATGCTGAAGCAAAAGCACTTACAAGACAAAAGATACAAGCGGAATATAAAGATAGAACTAAGAAGCAACAGGCAGAGTTAGCAAAAGCTTTGGTAGGAGAGACTACAAAGGCTACAGTAAACGGTATAATTGATATAAAAAGTGGACGAGAAGTATTAGAACGATTAAGTCCTTCTGGGGAACTGACTGAAGCACAGTATAAAAAAGAACTCATAGTTCGTACCGGTGATGTAATTACAGAAACGGTAATGGACTTAGCTGAGACAGGTCAGCTAGGTAAGATGATAGATGAAGAGACTAAAGCTATGGAAGTCATGGCTAAGGTTATATCTGACAGACTATTAAAGGTCCGGGGAAAAGACGGGAAAATAACGTATCAATTAAGGCAAGAAGACGAACTCTTTGATGATGCTTTATCTTCTGCTATATCTCGTCAAGGAATAACAGTAGATGAATTTGCTAACTCATTAGGCAGTACTTATTCAGATGCGGGTACTGTACTAAGTACACTAGGTAGAATTGGTAAGATTATGAAGGGTGTACGTGGGCTACAAATAAAAGAAATTTTAAAGCCTTCAAACGCAGACAAAGCTGCTGTTGGTACTTCTATGCTTTGGAAGTTTTTCAAAAAGGTAGATGCTACCCGGATAGCTTCTATGGTAGTACAACCGGCTACGACAGGACGAAATATAGTAGGTGGTGGTATCAGACTTACGTTTGAAACGGCTGCTGACTTAATGGAAAGTACCCTTGCTAATATTGGTAATATGACTAAGGCAGTAACGACAGGAAATATAGAATCTGGTAAGGGAATAATCAGAGACATATTTAGGGATGGCTTTGGTAAGCTTGGTAGGTTGGCCTCTTTCTCTGATACTTCACTCCTAGTAGACGACTTACTTAAGCACAATCCTACGCTATTAGCACGAATGAATAATACGCTGCAAGACATTGGTGACCCAAGCGATGTTGCAGGAGTTGTTCGGCATCTTAATGTACTTAACTCTGCTCAAGATATCTTTTTTAGAAAAGGCATTATGACCAATCACATAGATAAACGGTTGAGACGGTCAGGCATTATTACAGACAATCCTACAGGACCAAAGCAATTTAAAAGTTTAGAAGAGCTTACAGCATCAGGAGCACAGCTACCTACTGGCTTACTTAGAGATGCTATGGAAGAAGCTTTAGAATTTACCTTTACTAAAATGCCTAGTGGAAAAACACCTACTAGTAATATAGCTAGAAAATTTATTGAGTTTAACCAATCCTTGCCTATGCTTCCTCTACCGATAGGTACTGGAGCATTTCCGTTTGCACGGTTTATGGCTAACGCTATAAAATTTCAGTACGACTACTCTGGGGTTGGCGCTTTTGTCGGTATCTTACGTGGCGGGGTAGGGACTTACTACTCCGCTATGTCTAAGTTAACTAAAGAGGCAGGCAAAAAAGGTGAATGGGATGATGCCGCAGTCGCTGCGTTTTCAAAAGCTAAAGAAGAAGTATCAAAAGGAGTAGTAGGTGTTGCTGCTTTGTATGCTGCAGTTAAGTACAGAAAAGAAAATCAGGAGATACCCTTTTACCAATATCAGGCAGACGATGGTACACTAAAAGATTTACGACCCGTATTTCCTATCGCCCCATATCTTGCAATAGCTGATGTACTTGTCAAATACACGAACAATGATTTTGATAAATTAGATTTAAAAGAAGTAATAAGCACAGTTACAGGAGTACAGTCTCGTACTGGTGCAAGCTCTTTTGTACTAGATAACTTTGGGGAAACTGTTGCTGCTTTAAATTTAGGGGGTGCAGAATCTCCTGATACTGAACGCTTTGGTGAGCTAACAGGACAATACGTAGGTGAGTTGACCGGAGGTCTACTTACTCCGGCACGTTTTGTCAGAGACATTATTGCTGCTTATGATACAGAAGCGGCTATAGTTCGTAGTCCTGATGACATTAATGGAATTGGATTTAAAGAAAGAGGCGTAGCTTCTTTTAAAAATACTATTAAGAAAGAGCTTCCTATATTCTCAAAAGAATTAGCCCAGTTTGAAAGTCCTACTCGTGACCAACCTATATATAGAATGTCATCATTAGTAGGACAATCAGGTGCTCCCCGAACTGAAGCCGAACCTAACCCTGTAGAAAAAGAAATGATGCGCTTAGGCATCAAAAGATATACACTTGGAGCTAAGACAGGAGATAAATCTGCTGACTTATTTGTTGACCGGAATCTAGGTGACATAGTAGAAAAACATATGCAGGAAACGATAAACCGTCCAGAATATAAAAGGCTAACAGACACACAAAAAACGCAAGCCTTTGCTCAGTTACTTAGCCTATACAAGGATGCTGCTAATGAACTAGGTGTAATAGAGGCCGAACAAAGGGCGTTAGACACAGGGGTAGCATCAAATCCATTTGATAGAGCAAAGTTTAATAAGCTATCAAGTAAAGAAACTGCAATTATCAATGAGCACTATATGGAAATGTATGGCAAAACTGTACTAGAAATGGTTAAAGAAGAACCAAATGTAAATCATTATAAAATTGCCGCAACCTTAGCCGCTCAATTAAGTAAGTTCTAATACTTGCAGTCCGTCAGGGACGGTTCATGTGTAAGCACTATCTCCTGTATTTCATACGACATGTCTATCAAGTTAGTGCACAGTTCTCTAATCTGTTTAAGGTTAGCTGTGCTAACATGCTTACCATGATGTGCATAATGTTTTTGCTTTGTCATCAATTCATGTACTTCTTTTAGCCTTAATATAGGAAGCATACTAGACTGTGGTGTCACTCCTTTATACTTGGTCTGTAACCACTGGTCTAGCTCTTCCTGTAAGGAAACATATTCTTCTGCTCTACTCATACTAGCTAGCTTCCTTTTGCTCTTCTGCAAGATTTCCCTTATCTTTAAATGCTTTCACTACGTCAGATGAAAATAACTTCTGTAGGTTTAACAGATACATGCGAGAGGCATTGTGGTCCCCCCCGGATACAGACCTCTTGTTATCTAGCCCACCAATGATACGCTTTAAACTATCTGTATTAAACACAAGCGTTGCAAATACATCCTCTCCTATACACAGGTTATGAAACCAGTAGTCAGACTCTGTGGCATTGATGCCGCTAGGTTTACCATACGACTCATACTCAATAGCAATGTTACCTGTGCGTTGCCACACATCCCTCTCTGATTTAACTTCAATCTTTTTATCCTGTAGCATATCCGCTACAAGCTTCTCTCTTACTTTACCGTACTCAAGGTCAAGGTCAAACTTCTTTCTGTTAGCTACACTAGGTTCTAATTTCTTCATGTTAATATTCCTTTCGGTTAAGATTAATTTGCAGTTAAGTCTACGACTTCACAAGTTCCGGCAGTACAGGCTAGCTCACGGCCACCCGATGTAGTATCTTCCTTCTCAAACTCTTGAAGCTTATCCCAATCAATTGCTTTAGGCATAGTCTTCAGCATTGCTGTGTACTCTGCTTTGGTACAGTCCTGATAGGGTTCTTGCTCATAAATATGTTCACTGAAGGGTAAGAAGCTAATACCTGATACTTCATCAAAGTGTTCATATGTCCATGCTCCTACATCCATCCACTCGTCTTCCTTCACGCTGATTGTAACAGAAGGTTTGTGTTCACACCAATGTCTTTGATAAATTAGCCATAGGTTCAACTGTTCAATGGCAGTCATATCTGTACGACATACGGCATTGTTAGGCGACTTCATAGGAAAGCTAAAGACTGTAGTGCTATCCGGTTTCATTACATCAGGCTCAGACGGGATGCCTGCATCAATTAAGAACTGTGTTAGTGGGTCTTTGTTATCGGCACGTACAGTGCGAATGTAGTACGGGTTATGTCTTGCATGAATACCTGATGCTGAGTCTGTCAATTGAGATACTGTACCGGAAGGTTTGACACACGTAATAGCAGTAGACTGATTGATGCCTAGCTTCTTAGATATATTAGCATTAACCTTCACTGATACCGCCTTAAGTTCCTCTAGCATTTCGGCTAGGTCAGCATTGCGTACCTTATTTGCCATTAGTTTGTTGTCCATAATACCAGTAAGAGATACACCAAGTAGACGTTCTTCTTCAGTGTTGTTCTTCCATATCTTACGTAAGTATTTAAAGTCAGTCAGTGTTGCTTGGAATGTACCAAGTGTAGTAGCCAAGCCTACCTTACGTCTCAATGTAGCTTCGGTATCTGTATCACGTACTACTACCTCGCTAAGATTACAGAACTGATATGGGCGTAGTATAATTTCACTACATGGATTGCATCCAAAGTCCCAATCAGAATCTCGTCTACCATTCTTAGCTGCCTGCTTCTTAGCAGATTGCCGATTAAAGATACCACGCTCGCCAGACTTACTGTCATACAAAGCCATCCATTCACGCATGAATGTACCCATCTCAGGCTTACATTTATATGCTACACTGTTGTTAGCCAAGGAACGCTGTCCTTCGTACTCCCACCATTGTCCTGCCTTAGCATTACGCATTTGGTCATCATTAAGATTAGACAAACTAATTAGTGCACTTCTGCGTACCCCACCCACAACTACTACTTGCCCAATCTTACACATAATATCATGGCACTCAATCGGATATAGTCTACGTCCTGCCGCTTTGCGGAACACTTCAATACAGAAATTAAATAGTTCTACTAAAGGCTGTGGTCCAGAGGCACGACCCCCAAATGTTTTAAGTCTAGCTCCTGCTTCACGTACATCACTTGTATCCCACTTAGGAACCTGTCCTGTGTATAGCATAGCTATCAATTCTTTAAGTGACTTAGCCCAACCCGGACGACTGTCTCCTACTTTAATTATGGTATCTGTTTCATGGAAGTCTTCGTTTACGATAGGCAACTTCTCAATGTTATGTCTCTCAACACTGAAGCCTACACCTGTACCACACATTAGAATGTACATTGTTTCATCGAAGGCACGAGGACTATCTACCGGAACGTACGAACAATTGTATCCACCTACATGACAGCGGTCTAGTGCAGGCCCTGAAGTCATCAAGGCTCTCATACTAGGCATTACTTCTTGTGATAATACCGCTTCTTCTAATTCGCTACGCAAGGAACTTGTTAAGGTAAAGCTGTGCTTATCTTTTAAATGCTTTGTCATATAGTCAAAGTATCTAGATACAGTTTCTCCCCATGTTTCTCTGCGTTGTTCATCTTCTTTCCACCTAGCATAGCGAGAAAGAGCAATGAAGTTTTGATAGTCAGTAGGTAATGTATTGTTCATATATCTTACTCCGTAATTGTTCTTATGTTTTTAATTTCAATGCCCTCTACTTCATGTAGAAATTCTTTAAGCCCGTCTTCTAACTCTATGCCGAAGTCTCCATCTGCAGGAGTTTGATACTCCTCTGTGTCTACCTCTAATGTCAGAAACATTTTTACTCGTACTTTCATGTTACTTTCCGTTCGACTCTTTTGCTTCGACTAGTTTAGATAGATACCACTGAGCTTTATGTAAATCTTCTAGCCCATTTTTATACCGGTATCTCCAGACGTACTTCATAATATTTCCTTGAAGATAGTACTCGTATCCATCGTCTGTTGCCGCTGCAATAGCATCAATACATTCTATACCTGATGCATTGTAATGCGGTGGATGGTTTACCATATCTGGAAACATATCGGTTTGATAATCATATGAGTCCAAGCCTAGCTTCTTTTCAAGGGAAGTTCTCCTACGTTGCTGCCCTGCTTCCTGTGTATTATTTACGTATCTGCCAAATTTACTGTGTGTCATGTTCATATCTCCTAGTGTAACTTTGTGTTCTTGTTATTAAAGAAATCTACAGTAATTATATTACCATCTTTTACAGAAGATGCAACATCTTTTGTGTCTACTTGAATTTCTTTTTCCTCAGCATCCTGCTTAGTGTTACTTAAGTTACTTACATAGTCCTGTACAATATTTCTAATTGACTCGTCTCGTTCCATCATGGGTACGGTAGCACATACCATAGTGCAAAAGTGCATAAGGTCATCGAAGCTAGCATCGTCTAGTGGATTAAGCTCATGTGTTAGAATAGATAAGTCTACTTCACCCGTCCACTCTCCTTCATGTAGGGCAGGCCGTACTCTAATTACAAAGTCTTCGTCTCGTGCTTCCATTGGATTATCTATCATGTTCTATATCTCCTTTTGTTAATGGTAAGTATACTTCATACATGGCCCTGCAATCCTTGTTAGGACAGGATAGATTGCTGTGTATCATATCCCCTAGTACCATATCTTCTACGTCAATGTCTCCACCCCATATAAGTTCAGTTCTGCAGTGCCAACAGTCCATGTTATTTCCTTTTAATTTTAGTACCGGCAAACGGTATAAGTTTAGGGTGATTAGTTTTAGTTCCTTTTTCTTTCAACCAATCCTCTGGAATAATTCTATCGTAATACAATAGGCCATTCTTAGTACACCATTCACCATACGTAGACTTTGCACCCTTACTTAGCTTCCGTCTGCTATTCTCAAATACAAATCTGATGTCAAGCTTCGGGTGTTGCTTCTTTATTGCTATGTGTTTCCGTCTATCAGATGCGGTAAACATTCCTTTAGCTTCTATTATAATACCATTCTTTAAGATAAAGTCCGGAGTATAGGTGCGGTAGGCTAGGTCTTCCCATTCAATCTTGATGCTCTCATAACCGTACTTGTAGTTTAGTTCATCAAGGTATTTGGAAAGCTTTACTTCTAGCCCACTGCGATACCCATACTTACGTGCTCTACTAAATGCTTTATAGTTAGGCACTAACTTGCTCCTCTTCTATCGAAATGTAAGGAACCATCTTAGGGTCCTTAGCCTTGGAAGGAATAGAGGGGCGTTCTTCAAGAGTAGGCCAACAGCTAAATCTGTACGAACAAAATGTACAATTACTATTTAGTACAGTGTTACCTGTAGGTGTTCCTCTGAAAGTCTCCGGCTCTGGCTCAAAGCACCGTTCAAACTTGTTTTCTTTAACAGTCTTCACAGTATCTTCTATCTTAGCTATCTCTTTATCCAAGTCCATGTTTGCCGCAGAGACATACTTGAATTGTCCATTAGCTTTATTGACAACCCACCAACCGCCTACACGTTTGCCGGATGCCTTGGCATACCCTGCTAATTGTCCTACGTAACCGAAGCCATCCTTGGCGGCAAGGGTTTCATATGACTCAAACTTATTTTGGTATGACCAATTTGATGCAGACTTCACATCGTCAACAGCACCATTAACAACAATATCATATGTTCCATTAATGGTTGTGCCATCATCCAGAGTAAGAGTAACTTGCTCGTCATCTTCATACTGTACTCCTGCTTCTTTTAGTAGTCCTTTAAATACGGCTTCGACAATATCGCCAAGCATCATATTCATTATGAATGTAGTCGGAAACGGCAGTGCCTTTTCACTCTGGTTTTTCTCGAACCACAGTTGACAAGTGGGGCGACCCACGTTAGACATTCTCAGTCTGAAGTCGCCCCGTGTCTTACCGCTACCGAACTGTCGCTTAAGTGCATCTGATATGTCATCCGCCACCTGTTTAATGGTGGTGTCTGCCATAGTGGTCTTGCCTTTAACGGCATTTTCCATGTATTGATGCAAAGCTAGTTCAGCAGGATGGTTCATTATGCAACTCCTTCTTCGAGTTCAATGTCTACAATGCCATCAACAATCTCGATGTCATCTTCATCATCATGGTTAGATGCTTTCTCTTGCCATGCATTAATGATGTACTCATTATAGTTTTGAACCCATTGAAGGAAGTCAGTGAATAGTCCTTGCTCTTTCTGTGTAAGCTCAATAGTCTTAGTCACATCAAGGGCAACAACAGGAAGATAGTACACTGCTCCGGTAGGAATTGTGCGCTCTTCTGTAGTAGCAGTAATCATATGCTGTACAGGAAGACGTTGCATCTTAGCCAGTTGAGTAAACGCACTACCTACTGTCTTAAAGGCATCACGATTATCAACTTCCCATATGAATGGTGTTTCATCCAACGTAACTTCCTCACCGTTAGCATCGGTAGGATTAATAAGCTTTACTGTACCTAGTACTACACGTACACGTTTGATTTGCTTAATCAATTCCTGTGTCTTCTCAGGTAGAGATTTAAAATCGGCAATGTACCCTGCAGGTTTACCACAGTTAAAGCCACCATCGTTGTCTTTCAAATCTACATTCAATGTGTCTGCCATCACAGTCTTAACAAAGCGATTAGGCTCGTCATTCTGTCCTCTGACATACCGCTTATACATAAAGCGTTGTAGATATGGTCTGACTTCAATGGACTCAGCGTAATATGTCGGTCCATCTGGTATCTCTAATTTATACGTACCACCAGATACGACTTCCATCTTTACTTTCTTACCTTTAACTTCTGCGTTACCGGTAATAGGTGAATGATTAATACGTAGACGAGCAAGGTTACTGCTCTTCTTCTTATTAGTACCACCTTCGTTTGCTATGCCCATAGCCTTAGCCATTTCTGCATAGTTGTTTGTGTCAATTGTAGTTAATTCCATGAATTATACTCCTTCTTTCGAGTGTTTAAAGGTTATTAGTTTTAACATGCTACGTCTTTCGTGTCAAGCCAATTCGGTCCTATCTGTGCTTCTAATTCAAGAGGCACATTAAATGATATTCCCCATTGGCTTTCAATTAGTTGTGTTAATTGTCTATTGGTTTCACCAATAATGTTTAGTACTTTCCTTTCTTCAGTTGGATGAACATCAAGAATGATGTCATCGTGTACAGTATTTACCACACATGATTGCATACCGTCAAGTAATTTCTCTATGTGTAGCAGTGCAATTGGTACAATATCTGCCGTAGCAAATGACTGCACCGGATAATTCTTTATCTGTGTGAAATGGGATACTCTACCTCGTGAGTTCCGTCTCACATCAGGAAAAGAAAACTCTCTGCCCGAAGGCGTAACTATCTTACCTGTGTTAATAGCTTCCTTGGCTAGCTTGCTGTGCCACTTAGCAATGCCTTGATACTTCTCAGTGAAGTGAGCATAGTAAGAAGCTTCAGCAGGCGTTCTACCGTAGCCTGTAGCTCCGTATAGTGGAGCAAAGGTATGTGCCTTAGCTTCCTGCCTGCTTGTAACTTGTCCTGCATCAGTAATAACTTTACTAGTGTAAGCATGTACATCAAATCCTGTTACCACTTCCTGTATAGCCACTTCATCTTGT